GAAATCACCCACATAGTTCATCGTGCCAACCTCATTCGTGACAGTTTCTGGCTATCCAGCAATCCTGTTCCAACGACACTAGCCGTCAAACCAGACGGAACGACCACCCAACCAAGATAGTGATAATTCGAGCCACCGGCAACCGCGTCATAATTATGATTAACGCCATCTGTGGCCCAGCTATCAAATGTTGCCCTGATCCATGCAGTGCTGCTCTGCGGCGCAAAGGGATTAGGGATAGCAAGAGACTTCGATGAGGCATTAGAGCCAGTCGCCGTTGTTGACACCCCATCATCTACACCGCCGCCGACAGCTTTGTCTGTCGTACCATCCGTGGCTGCAATGTGCATACCACCAGCGTCATTATTATCGCGGCTTCCAGTGTCTCGCCTTGAATTGCTACCGGACAACATATTAAGAACCGGCGTTCCAGTGCCGCCAAATGTCACACCGTAATCGTGCTTGTTCACGCCCGTGGATGTATAATTGTTGTTATCTAGCGGCTCTAAACGAACATCGCACCCGCTGTTCCATTCCAGCGCCAGATAGCCAACCTTGTCCGAATTACTGTGGTCGCTGCTCGTCGTGAACCCGCTCGAACTCCATGTGCCGACCGTCATGTTGTAGTCAAAACCAGATGTCGTGGTATCTTTCAGCTTGGAAATGACACAAGCATCTTCCCAAACAGTACCAGGCGCTGACGTTGACAAACCATCCCGCATTAGAAACGACCAACCCAAATTGGAAGACGTGCTATTACTGAACGTGCTGGTATCAAGCCCCATGCCAAACATCATATGGGCACCGTTCTGCACCGTACCGCTGGCGATACCCGTGCCGATTGCCGCCATAATCACCTGATTAACAGAGAAACCCGGATCAGTAACCGTAGCCCCCGTCCCGCAAGTCCCGACATAGGCATTTGCAAGATCAGAGCCGCCAAGCAGCACAACAAAACCCTGAAAGGCAGAGGGCGCAGCATCAGTCCAGTCAATCCGCACCCCGTCCGTTATCCAGCTATCAAAAGCAGCCTTGTATGTCTGCGAACCAGAACCATCCAAGCCCCTCAAAACAGCGTCCGTATAAGCCGCACTGTAGTCGTCGGTGGTGGTCACGCCTGTTTCCGAATGTACAACAGAATAGAACTCGTTTGTCCCGTCCGTCATGCCCATCGTGAAATGAAAGGGCGTCAAAGGCGTGTTGGATAGAGTGGTTTCCTCCGACATGAAAAACAACGCGGCCTTGGGCTGATTACCATCCATGTCACCGGTAATATCAAGCGTACCCGTCGAAGTCTTAGCCTGAAACCCGACAACAGAAGCATACAGGCTCATAATCTAAACCCCGCTAGTCGCGCTCGTCAGTCTTGAAAAGAAGGTCGTGCTGTCATCCATCCCAAAATGAGGCCCTTCCGCCAAACGCATCGCATTTGCCGCAATCGCTAAAAAGCGGCGCTTGTTTGTTGCGCTCTCGTAAAGCAGTTTGAACTGCGCCCATTCCGCATCAGAAGCGTCAAGGTCGAACTCCGCCTCAATTTGCGCCACAGACGGTTCGTTAATTAAGCTGAACAACTCCATAGCCGCCGCTAATGCGTTAATGTGAATACGGTGCTGTGTTGGCGTACTACCAACCAATCGTGCGTGAAAGCTCATGCATCATTCCCTTGCGTTTAAGCCGGCTCAAGCATAGCAAAATTACCATCCCGTTTCTATGCCTAGCGAACGGGCGATGACCCTCTTCGGCCTCATGGTCCTGAACAGTTTGCAAATGCACCCCTTCAAATGCGGCTTTTCAAGATCCCCCTGGAGCGGGGTACGCTACCAGGGGGATAGGAAACAACGATACCGCATCACCAGGATCGTTGTTTCCGATATATGTTTTTTTCAGAAAAAGCGCAACAGGGGTTGATTGCAGGAACAATGTTCCTATATACAGTCTGTAAGGAAACACAGCATCACGGAGAAGATCGATGACCGCAGACATTCACTATTTTAAAAACGACCGCACGATCCTGGACACCATCGGCAGCACGACCGTTGCCATCGAACCTTGGTGGCACCCAGGCATGGATCACCGCGCCTTTAAGAGGTCATCCACACCTGGCTGTGAAGATCTCTTCGAGTGGTGCCATGTCAGAGACTGGAACAAGAATGGCGAGCGCGCCCGCTTCTATGCACTGCACCCTGGCGTTCGCATCCCATCAACAGACTTGCTGTAAGAGGCAATAATGACCGGCAATCTTTCATACATCATCGCAATGGCACTGATTTGTGCCGTTGTTTGGTTCCTGCTCACCCTTTGGGAGAAAAACCAATGAGCGATAAGCAATCACCCAACACCATGACACCAGAAGAGATCCGTGACATCCGGTCACGGGTTCTAAAGCAGACACAGGCAGAATTCGCACACATGCTGGGCGTATCGGCCAGGTCAGTACGCCACTGGGAAGGTGGCACCCGTAAGGCACAGAAATCGGTCGTCCGATCAATTCGCAGGATCTGCCGCCACAAGGGGGTGATGGACGACGAACACAACATCATCGAAGAAGCCGCGATCGAACGGGCCAATTGATAAAAATAATCGGCTGGCGGCGCGTTATTTTTAGAAAGGAGTCTCTTCTTCGTTCCCGCGCTGTCAGTCGATTATTTTCACTTTTTTTTGATTATAGGGGTTTAAATTATGAATACATACCCCTATATTAAAAGGGTAACACAAACAAAGGAGCGTTTAATGAGCACTCGCGCAACATACAAATTTGAAACTGAAGGTGACAGCGTAACCTTCTACATCCACCACGACGGCTATGAAGCCGGCGCGGCAATGTACTTCAACAACATGAACAACGTGCCAGGGCATGCATCACGCGCCACCAAGTTTTTGCGGGCCAATGACGGCGCAGATTTTACTACGGGGCATGATGCTCACGGCGACACCGAATACCAGTACGACATTGACCGCGAAGGGAACATAACTGCACGGTCATGCGCCTCTTGGGAGAACAACGGCATTCCCAAAACCATCTTCTCCGGGACCGTGGACGAGTTCATCGCCAAGCACCCCCAACTGATCGAAACCGAATAAGGAACAGACCAATGACCAACACAAACCACATCATTCTCAACAACCATCGGAATCAGCACCACATGTATGCGGGCCACACTGGTTCAATGTCGAACCTGGTCGCATACATAAACTGCAACGACCATGGCCAATGGTACGCGCAGCGTGCCCACGGCGAAGGCTTTAAGGCCGTATTGGACGGCCCCGCCGTCTACATGAGCCGCGATGACGTTATGAACGAAGAAAAGGTTGCGGCTGCGTTGGGGATCGACCAATGATTGAAATCAAACACAAAGAAACCGGCGAGGTGCTGCATACAGTGGGCTCGGACACTCTGCGCGGGGCCGATCTGCGCGGGGTCGATCTGCGCGGGGCCGATCTGCTCCGGGCCAATCTGTACGAGGCCGATCTGTACGAGGCCGATCTGTACGAGGCCGATCGGCCCCGGGCCGATCTGCACGGGGCCGATCTGCACGGGGCCGATCTGCGCGGGGTCGATCTGTACGAGGCCGATCTGTACGAGGCCGATCTGTACGAGGCCGATCTGCACGGGGCCAATCTTCACGGGGCCAATCTTCACGGGGCCAATCTTCTCCGGGCCAATCTGCGCGGGGCCAGAGGCATTTTCTCTGCCGGATGCACGATTGACCATCACGAATTCTTTGCTGTAAGTCACCATTATGGCATCCGGGTGAAGGCAGGGTGCCAGTGGTGGACGATGGCAGAGGCGCGGGAATATTACGAGACAGGCAAGGGAACCAGTCATCCAACACCTGTTCTGGCTGAACGTATCGCAAAACTGGATGCAATTGAAGCCGGGGCGATTGCTCGCGGCTGGGCTGTTTAACTACCACCAAACTGGAAGGTGAAAGACCAATGACTGAAAACCGTGGCGGCTATCGACCCGGCGCAGGCCGCAAGCCAAAGGGAGAACGGGCGGGGAAGAAGGTTTCAGTATATCTGACGGCTGACCTGATTGACGCCCTGCGCGAAGATTACCCAGCCCTCACGACACCCAGCGCGGTGCGCCAAGTTCTCACTGATAAATTAGGAGCAAACAATGACCAATGAACTGGACCTTACCAAGCCAATGCAGACCCGTGACGGGAATAAGGCGAAGCATATTTACACGTTGGAAAGTGGGCGGCTGGTCTTTGCTATAATGGACCCAGGCGGCGAGTATTGCACAGATAGGTATTCTGATGGGCGATACTACGAAGGCAGAGATGATGTAGAGGACATCATCAACGCGCCGCAGGAAACGGTGGTATGGGTGAATGTTTATCCCAACGGAGATGATACGTTTTGGTCTCATTCTTACGACACCCGAGAACGCGCTGACTACTACGATAAGGTTGACTTCGAGGGGGACAGCCACCGCGTCTCCCGCATGAAGATCGTGCTGAAAGAGGGGGTGTGGGATGACTGACTTTGCTGTATGGCAGGCTTCTAAAAATAAAACATTGGTAGAAGATTTAAGGAAGCAATCACGAATTGTTAAATCGCTGGTAAATGGTGACAGTATGACTATTGAGGCTTGCTGCGCTATGGATAACGCCGCCGACCGCATCGAAGAACTGGAAGCCGATTTACAGGCCAGCCAAGACAGGGTGGCGGCGTTGGAAGACTTCGCCAATTCAGTTCTGTGCGCCATGGAAAATGCCCAAGACGAAGGCGACCGCGTTTACCTTGCCAGCACCAATGACAAGGACATGCTGCACCAACAGGCAAAACAAATCTGGGAAGAAGCCGCACTGAAAGGGGCGAGTGATGGATAATTCAATGTACCTTATTCTGCCGTTAGTTTGTTCTCTATGCTTCTGGTTGGGGCAAAAAGAAGAAGCTCGCGCATGGAGACGGAACTCCAAGGTAGTGCAGCGAAAGGAGAGTGGGGGTTCGCTGTACAAGGTCATCACCGAAGACCAGTATGACCTGATTTTCAATAAATTATGGGGTCCGAATAATGACTAACGAAACACTGAAAGCCGTGGCAAGGGCGATAACCAAAGCACGATGGATAGAAGCATACTTCGCCGTCTGGCCGGACTGCGACACGTTTGTTGACGAAACGTGGCGGACCAACATTCCCAAGGCTCAAGCCGCCATCGACGCGATGCCTAGTCAGGAGTGGCAGCCGATTGAGATAATCGATGTTGTGAGGACTGGGCTGCGAATGTCTGTCCGGCTAGAGGTCGGGGATGAATTAGGAATGCTGCGCGTGACGTATGATGGTGAGGGTTTCCGGTTGGACTTCTCACCGGAGCAACTGCGCGACATTTACAATGCTGTGGGAGAGGCCCTGCCCGAACCACCGGAGAAAGCGCGATAATATTTAGCGGTGCAAAGTAATCGTTGACCGCTAACGGGGTGGCGCAATATCGCCAGTGTCCCTTGTGTGCGACGGTGTTGTTGAGCGCACGGGGAGCCACCCCACTATAAACAGAAGAAAGGAAAAGAGAATGCCATACAGACCACACGGCGGCGGCTGGTACACCAGTCACAAAAAACCAAACGAAGCGCGAAACACCATCCTGGGTATGATGGCCCTGCCTGTCGTATTCGCGCTAATTTACACGGGGTTAATCTTACCCCTCATTGTCATTGTTGGCGGCCTGCTGTGGTGGGGCTCAAAGAGCAAGGAAAAATAATGTACCAGCAAAGCGCAAAAAAAGGCATCACCTGGCACGACGACAGATCCGAGGCGGAGACAGAACGCCGCAGAATAAAATCCGGGCGCAACAACAGATCCGTGATCCGCCGGCAGAAAACAAAAGACGGCTACACCGTCACAGAATTCTACTCACCGTACAAGCCAAGGGCAAAAAAATGACAATGGTATTCCACAACAGCCGCAACCGCCGGGCGCCATTCAGTGACTTCAAGGACAGCAAGCTCGCGGCCCTGCTCATCAATGTGAAAAAATCCAAGGAGCGCGGCCATGACCCCAACGACAAAGAGATCCACAAGATGATGCTTGAGCTGAACATCCCCGTCGACGAGGCCGAGGCGAAGCGCATGTGGCACGAAGACTGCAAACCCCTACTCAAGGAAAACCAATGACAACAATTACCACCCACGCGCACGAGCTGGAAGACCTGGCCGCCCTGAACAACGGCCTGTACCCAGTTGACCGGGTAACATCCAAAGAAATGGAAGACCTAAGCGCATATGCAAAATACACCATGCCCCAGGGCGACACGACCAGGCCAATAAAGGGCAAAATGATGCATATGGCGCGCAACAACCGCCTGAACCTGCCAGAACAGAAATGCTGCATAGAGGCGAGGGGCAAAAACGGATCCTGCACCCTCATCCTGGCCGAAGATAAGGGCGCACACATCGAAATAATCCTGGCGCAGCGAAACAAGAAGCTGGACTGGAGCGTCGTCACCGAAAAGATCACCTACATCAAAGAGGCGGCAGTATTCCGCGCACCAGCCCCCGTGACTGCCGACAACGCACTGAAAACATACGACTGGAGCAGCAAAAAAGAAAAAATAGGCGTCAGCAGCAATAATGCCGTGAACTTGGCCCGACAAACCTTGGGCAATTTCATGGCTAGCTGGCACAACCCCCTAATCGAAAAGAAAAAAGAAAAGGCACCCGCCAAAATCAATGAAACGCGCAAAAAGAAGGGGAAAACCGAAATCACCCCCTTCACAACCTTGGAGGGTGCAAAATGATTGAGGTCATCTTGAGCATTATCCTCGGCCTGGTCGCCGTAATTATCGGCGCGGCCCTGATCGGCATCATCTGCGCAATCGGATACATCGCTTTTGCAACTTTCGTGGCCATCATCGACGCGCTGGTAGACGTCGACCGCTAAAACAGCGTTTTAAGGCATAGTACAGCCCCGGTTTACCGTTTCAGGTAGGCCGGGGCCTTTTTTTGCTTTCACAGGCCCTGGTGAGCCCCTGAGGCCCGTTAAAGGGCATTCTGGGTGGATGGGCAGGATGCTTTCCACACCCCCACACCAAAAATCCAAAAAATTTTAGAAGAGAAGCCCCTATGAGGTTGCTGGAGGGTTGGTGTGTGTTGACCACCCCAAAACCATACCGCCGCCCAGAAGGCCCCCGGGGGGGGGTCTGAGCAATTTTCCCTACACCGAGGATCCGCGAAATGCTAAGTCATTGATATTAAAGGGAAACCAATTGCGCATAATATATATTATGATAAATCGCCCACCAAAAACTCTGCATGTACGCGCACGCGACCCTGTCTCAGTGTGTGTTTTCGTGGATTTATACACACCGACACCCCACCATCGACCCCTCATCGACCTACCCTCATCGCCCCACCACCATCGCAAACACATCGGCCATTCTTCTCCCTACCCCCTAAAACGCTCTCATTTGCCCTGAGACGGGAGGAAACACCCAAAGGTAGGCCGGACTACCTTCCACCCCCCTTCATCCCCTCACAGGCCATCCTCAGGCCCTAGAAGGGTATTTCATCCCCTATCTCCCAATCAATCTCCTCTGGCTTCCCCAAAACAGCTGTGACCTCAGCCGCCTTGAAAGTCGCCTTCACCTCCAGCACGGTCTCGGGGAACCCATCGATGAGGGTCATCACCTCATCCATCGTCAACACCAGGTCGCCCTCCATCTCGTCGGCGTGTCTAATCGCGCTGCTCTCCCGAAGGATGATCACCTTCCTGCCTGACGGCGTTGTTCCCTTCCACACCAGCTGATTGATTGGCAGGCATCCCTTCATCGCCGCCTCACCGTCCAGCACCTGCCATGCCCTGGCTGTTGCGGCAGCTGCCTGATCAATCGCCTTGGCATCGCCCGCACTGATAGCCCCGTCGAGTATCTCTTGCTGCGCCTTGAACCGGTCAGCCAGTGCTGGCGTTACCAGCTTCTGCAATCGCCCCTCGCCCCACTTGACCTCCATCTCATGCGCCACCTGATCCAAGTAGGTCATCGCCTTACCATTTGCCATCCTGTTTCCCTTTCCTGTTTTCTCTACCAAAAACCTCGCGCGGTCTCCCTGCGTTGCATTTTTGGGGGGTTCCCCCCTAAAGGGGGAACCCCCCCCAAATGAATGCAACGCGGTCGGGGACTGACGTTGCATCTGCAACGCCAATGCAACGCGAATGCAACGCTAGTCATCCACCAGCCACATATAGTCCCCGTTGATCTCAATATATCCTTTATTTACAAGACCTTCGCGGATCCGCTTCCACTGGCTGCGCTCTGTATTGTCGTTATCCTTCTCTGTAACGCCTCTGCCACGCAGTGTTTTTCTGACCAAATCTATCGAACATGCGCTTTGGGGTGGCATATCGGCCATTACCGTGCGCATTTCAGCGTTGTTCTGGAAACACTCCTTGACCTTATTCCAGGCCATACCTTCGAGCGTTGTCAGGCGTTGTTTGGCTGGTGAATAGTCGGTGTCGTCCAGCTCGACATAGCAGCTTGTGATTGGATCCCCGTCGGTGTCGTTGCCCACCTCTGTGACCATAAGTTTAAAATTGTAAGACTGGCCACCCTCCAGGTCTCTTTGCTTGGTCACAGTGACCGTTGTGATGTTCGTGCCTTCAATCTTTTCCAGCTGGATCTCGGTGTCGGTTGCTGCTCTGAGGGCTGATGAGCCTCTGGCCCCTCTCGTCTTGTCCTTGCCGGTGTGGTGTACCAGCATCACATGCGCCTCTGTAAGGGCCGCCAGGGCGTCAATATTGCGGATTAGGAGCCCCATATCCTCTGATGTGTTCTCATTGCCCCCTGCCATAGCCCTAGCCAGCGTATCGACGACGATCAGGCCCACCTCAACCCCCATGTGGTTGGCTGCGTCCTGCATGGTTGCCACCAGCGTTGCGATGTCATCCTCGCTGTCGAACAGGTTTACCGCTGCGGGAATCAGGGCAAAGTGAGCCTCACCCTGGAACGGGTGCGCCTTTTTATAGGCCAGCATCCTGTTCTTGGTGGTCTGGCCACCCTCCATGCTGACATACACCACGCCCTTCTGTTTGACCTTGGCACCGTTCCAGGGTCTGCCGGTCGCCACGCAGTACGCCAGGTCGATAGCCCAGAAGGACTTACCGACATTACTATCCCCGTAGACCACGCTCGTGGTGCCCTGTACCAGCAGCCCATGAACAAGTTGATCAACCCGCACAACATCCCTGACATCACCGCTATATGCTAAGGGAAAACGTCGGGCCGTTGTGAGCACTTCTTCAACCCTTGCGGGTATATTTTCGACCACAACCTTGGGCGGGATGTGCGCCAGCTCCTGCTTCGCTTCCCATGTTTTGACGATGTCATCCTGGGTCTTGAAGTCTTTTAGTTTGCCTTCCTGGAACCGTCTGAGGATCTTCGAGCACTTGGCATGCATCTCTCTCTGGGTGTTGTGGCCAGGGCGGCTCATGTCGGCTGTTTGCTCAAAGACTGGCCACGCCAGGTCGAAGATGGTCTGCTCTGTGACGGCCTGACCAGCCTCTGCCGTGCCAAACGCCTCAATGAAGGCAGCCATCACACAGTTCCGCATGTACTCTTCTCGGCCATCTACGACCGTCTCAGCGCCACCCAGAAGGCCGGCAGGCTCTTTAGTAATACCCTGACCCCCCTCATAGGTGTTTCGCCGCTCTACTGCACGTTCTAGCGCCTCTGTTAGGGATAATTGGTTAACCAGTGCGGTCAATGGCATCGGATCAACCTGCTGCGGGTGGAATTCTGTCAGCTCTTTGACCCGCCCTTCCTTACCTGGCCATGCAATGGCACCGCCCAGCCGCATAATCCTGCCAACATTGAACACCACCGGGTCACCGCTAAAGCGTTCTGCCAGCGCTTGGTTCATCTCAGCGATCTGCTGACTGTCTGTGATGGGCTCGTCCACTTCAAAGAACATCTGCACCCTGGTGTGCGGGGTGCGCCCCGTCACCACTGTGTAGGCCGGTGTGATGCCCTGCCCCCTTAGTTCCTGCGCAGCGGTTTCTGCTACGCCATCATCGTCGATGTCGAGCCAGAGCATGCGAGCACCCAGGCAATCATCATCCATGCCATGCTCGCCGCTCTCTAGGCTTTCCCGGCGCAACACAGCACCGAAGTAAATATTGAACCCGCGCTGGTTCATCTCGCAGGCGTGGGCTGCTGCCTCTTCCAGTTCATCAAGGCTAAATAATTTTGAATAGACCGCCCCCTTGGGCTTGATGATCCTGATCTCGACCTGGCCTTCCAGGTCAGAGCAGAAGTGATGCGTGAGGTGCTCCAGCATGGTGTCCTGATTAGGATCCATTGCACCCTGTACTGCTATTGGCATTATTATTCCTATCGTCGTTTCCTGAGAAAAAACCCCCGGTCGGCCACATGACTAACCGACCGGGGGCCACCTGCTCTAAAGGAATGTTAACTCCTAGAACAGATTACCGCCTGCAGCCGGGGCAGCCGGGGCGGGATCAGCAGCAACCGGGGCTTGTTCCGGCGCGGGGGCCGGGGCGGGCGCTGCTACAGGAGCAGGGGCTGTGGGCTCAGTCGGAGCAGCTGGTGCTGCCTGGGTAGACCCTTCCATCGTGGCATTGGCCAGAACCTCTGGCCGGTCGGCCCAATCAACGATCTCCAGAACGGGCTGATAGTTCGTCCCGTGCTTAGATGTGATCGGGTTAACGCCAGTGCAACGGACCACCGGCAGCTGGCCATTGCCCTTCTGCGGTGCCTTCATGTAATCGTCGTGCAGGGCGTTGAATGCCTCAATCACGGCGTTGGCGGTTGTGGCGAATTCGCGCAGGCCCTCGCTGGGAAAGTTCATCGGGCTATAGAAAAGGCACTGAAAGCCCTTCTTAAACCGATCACCCGGCTTGGGCGTGGGTACACCCGGCGCAGGGTCGATGACCCGGCTGGGGGCAACACCCGCCTCAAACAAGAACCACCCCGTCTGGATGTTCTCCAGGTCGATGACGGCGGTCATGTCCGCCACCTCCATCTCGGTTGCGTCCGTGCTGTCGTCGCGCTTGGTGTACCAGCGACCAGCCTTTGCGTTGTACTTAACGTAGGTGTTGAACCCACCGCCGTCGCCACTTGCTGTTTGCATAAAAGCCATATCTATTTTCCTCTTCTCTAGTTGGCTGTTTCTACTTGGCTAAATTGCCTAACTAATAAATTTCCCAAATGTCTTGGGAAAAAGCCCCCCTCAAAAACAGGGGGACTTTTCCCCAACTGTTAAAAACCGAACAGATCCCGGCCAGCGCCCCTCGTGATGGGGTTGTTCCAATAGAAGCTGTCATAATTAGGGCAGACCAGTCTGGCCAGTTCATCCCTGTCTTTCGACAGCGACAAGAACCGCTGTATCCGCCCCGCGATGTTGACCACCTCGTTCCAGGACTGCTGAACCTGGTCGGTCTCCATGCTGAACACCGCCTGTTTCTTTGGTGTAACATAGGCAAAACGCATGTCGACGTTATTACCCCGTGACTGTGAATAGATGGCACCCTGCCGGGCATGCGACGGCGATATCTTCGACGCGAGCCGCAGCTGGGTCTTTAGATCCACGATGATGCCGTGGTCCTGGAAGTCAAAGTCCAGATAACCGATGGCGGGAACACTCACGCCGGGTATCTCAACCTCGATCCGTTGCTGGCGGTGGTCATCCTCTGGCAGTGTGGGGATGCCGTACTTGCGCAACTCTTCTAGGCCGACCTCGACTATGCCGGGGATGCCGTCGCGCTCTTTCTCTTTTTTGTCATCCACGATGAGGGTGAGTGAGCGGTCGTAGTCCTGCAGCGCCAGATCGATGCATTCTTGCAGCGGTGCGTCTGGATTGCACAGGCCGTGCTCAATGCCCTTCTCTGTGCTGATGCCACGGGCCGCAGCTGGGCTGAGTGGATCCTTGTGCCCAAAGAGATACCGAAGAACCCACAATGCTGGCTCAGATGTGTACAGGTTGATCTGCGATGCCGAAAGATGTGACAGGCCGTAATGCTCGAAGATGTCAGTCATTATCATCCTCTTTTAGTCTTCTGGCCATATTACCCACCTCCTTAATTGCGACTTCTAGTGTCAAGGCCGTATACCCAGCCAGATCAACAGCGTTGTCAGGGTGGCATGGGTCATTTTTCATGCGGACCATTTTCAGGCCAGCCATCATCATTGGAACCATTTCTGCAACAATTGGCAGTCCCGATATGAGGCTCCACATTTGCGCCACTTCTTTGAAGTGTTCATGCGGGTCGCCATACTGATTTTCTCTGTCTTGGGTTATTAGCCGCTCCGCCTCGCGCAGCACGAACTCGCGATTGCGCAAGGATGGGGGCTCGTCGGTTCCCCGGTTCTGTAGAAAATCCTCAATGACTTGGCTGCGCCCCGCTAATTCTTCATCCATCGTTGTCTCCTCTTGCTAGTGTTAAAGCCATATTGGCCATGGATCTAAATTCTTCTGTCTTTACGCCCGCCTCTACGCAGGCAATGGCATCGGCCATATGCTCATCAGCATTCTGGTTGAGCCACTCCAAATCAGGGTGCAGCGTCTTGGCGCGGTCGATAACCGTCGCCTTGGATGCCGTTTTGTTTCCTGTGAAGCCGTTCTTAACCTGAGCCGCAGTAAGCTGGATGATTGCTGGCTCAATTGCCGTCAGGCACCCAAGTGCAATGCCAAGCGCCTTGGCTGCTCGGGCGGACTGTGCGCCGCTGGGCATCTCCACGAAGACAACGTCAGAACCCACAGTGTGGTCGCGTAGCTCACTCGCGATGAACCGGGCTCGGCGGAAGTCGTCAGCACTCTGCCGGATCGTCTTGTTCTTGTCAGCCTTGGTGCGGATCAGGTGGATGCTGGTCGCCTCGAACTGGGGTTCAAGCCCGATCTCCATGTTGATGAAGCCTCGCACGATGCCCGTGTTTAGGAACGCAGGGTCGACGCCCACGGCTCGTAGCCTAACTGTCATTTTTTCCCTGTTCCATGAATTCATTCATCTGATCTTCGGTCAGGTACATCCGGCCAACCGCAATGCGGCACATAGGCCAGCGCATGCGAGCAGGGATGCCCCGCTCGTGCCAATTTGAAATGCGCTTTGTTGTGACATCTTCCCTGGTCGCAAGGGTCATGGCGTGGGCTAATTCGCTCTGGCTGCCGAAGTCATCAATCAGCCCTTTGAGCAGTTCCTTGTCGGTCACGTTGTTTCCCTCTGCAAAAGTCAAGGTGTCCACCTTATGTGGAAAGGGGGGCTGAGATCAACCCCCCTTTTTTGTATTTTGTTTATGCTTCTTCCCCTTACAAAATATTGTAGAGCAATTGCGCAGCGGCGATCACCAAGTTCTCATCGCCTCGAATACAATCGCCAATACAATCGGTTGCTTCCCAACGGCGGTCATTCCAGGCCGCGTCATTTTCAAAGCGGCTGACCTTGCAATCGGACGGTTCACCGTCGATCTTTATTTCGTAGGATACAAAGTCGTCGTCTTCTTTGCGGCCACTAACCTCGATCTCATAGCCGTATTGTTCCCAAGTATAGGCCCCGGCCAGTTCTGTTACTTCAATAGTGGCCGTTTCGCCCGACCAATTAGACTTATTGAATGTGATGGTTTGCTTGTTCATTTTGTCTCTCCGTTGTTTTGCTCTTACCCATTGTATATAGGAACTACGTTCCTGTTTGCAATAGGGGAGAAGTCAATTTTTTAATATTTATGCAAAAAAATAGGGCCAGCCTTTCGGCTGACCCTATCGGGGGGTGGAAGACTGGCTTGGGGTCAGTCTTCCTGGGTGGATCTCCGCGCTGCAGCAAGGCCAGTATTGACCCGGCGCGTTGCCTGACTGTCACCTGATGCATCGCCAAAGGTAGCGCCCAGCAATGAAAAGTTTTGTTTCCTACCAAAGTCGCCCTCGATAGATCGACCCGAAACCACCTTGATTAAACAGGTTTCAGTCGGGTTGCCCGCAGCGTCAATTCCACGGGTGCATTGTTCGTCGTGGTAATCTTCCAGCTTCAAAACTTCCTTGGTGGTGTTGCCGTTGGCGTCAGTCTTCTTGTGCATATATGTGAGCGGCACCCGCGCACACGACCGTTCACCATCTAGCGAAACGCTGGGCATTGGAAAGCTGCCACACGCCTTGCCGCTAAACCCCACACGAAACAGGCCCGACTGCTGCTCAAAGTAGATTGAGTTCTTGTCGCCCGCGAGGGCTTCGTCAGTCAGTGCTGTCAGGATTAGGGCCATTGCCCCCAAGATTGTCAGTGTTAGCCGCATCACACGTTCTCCGTTCTGTTATCTTCGTTAAGATTGCCGCTTGACTTGATGCCACCATCCCCAGGGCGTAGATCGTCCTTTCGTGGTTGCATTCTAGGCCACCGAGGCCAGCGCACCCACCGAGGCCAAGCAGACCACTGAGGCCAATTAGACCAGCTAGACATTTCACTTGGACTCTTTCAGGATAATTGACACAAACGCCAGTGCGCCGGTAATAGCGCCAACGTAAATATCAAACTCATCCTGGCTCATGCCGAACAACAGTCCCAGGCCAGCAAGCCCAGCCCAGGTCGATGGTTCTTTAAGTCGGTCAATCAAGGTGTTCATCTTTTTTACCCTTTCTTGTGTAAACCCGCTTTTTATTCGGAATCTTCCTCTGGCGAAAAAGGGGCGATTGTAGCGTCAAAGCGGGAATAGAACGCCGCCGAGATAATCTCAATGATTCCGTCGAACTCTTCTTTTGTCGCCCGCCTTTTTTCTTTCCTGTATTCATCCAGAAACACCAGTTCCCCCATCAGTAACTCCAAATCGTCTTTTCTGGCCTGTCCATGCCTAGATGGATAAACCGTTCTTCATAGCGCCCCTTCTGATTGACGCCGAGGCGCGTAAAACCTGTCTTGTGAGCAGAAACCAGTAGGTCTAGGGCATCGCCCCACTTTACCTGTATATCGGCTGCACGGCCCGTTAAATGGCCGCTGGTTGCACTACCGCCGACCGCCCTGTTGTGCGCCTCGCACCGATGGCCGCTGCTCACCGGCATGGGCTTGCCATAGGCATCGCGCAGCCATTGTAGGGAATCCATAAATTGAACGTCAACGAAGGAATCACATTCACCACAACGGCAAAGCATTTCTTTTGGCGTGAACGACGCCCAACGCCACGCAACAAAACCGCCGTCAGAAGTCCTTATTTTGTCCAGCTCACCCATGACTTAGACGCCCCTTTCTTTTTGTCTTCGAGGTAGATAGGCATCTGATGAGTTATGCCGCGCTCGAAGTGAGTGATCCACAGCGCCTGCGCGGGCACCTCATACGAGAAATTGCCCTGGAAGGCGTATTCGTCATATCCCTTGAGCGAGCCATTGACGATCAGGTTAGGCAATTGCATCAAAGTATGAAAATGGCCGACGATCATGGTCTGAAACGGCATATCAATCGCTGCGTTGCGCGATGCCTTTTTGTGCCGCCCGCGTGTGATAGGGCCAAGCGGCCCAATCATGCCGTCGCCACCCCTAAACTGGTCGCCGTGGCTTAACAAATATTCGTGGCCATATATCTTGAACAGGCAGTCTGAACCTTCGGCAACATTAAACTGGACCCTGGCATCCCCTGAAAAATGCTTTTCCAAAAGGCAATAGACCAGCCAGTCGAAGTTGGTGGCGTTGCGTTCTTTCGCCTGAACCTTCTTTGTGTTCCTGCCGTGGTTGCCGGTGACGCACGGAACATATACCCGCCCAAACTTGTCAGCCAGTGTTGATATGCACCAGATAAGATTCTCGAACAGGTCAACCACTGTGGGCATGATAGGCGCATCATTGGTCTTGGATAGTTCTTCGTGAATGTCGCCCGTGATCATGTCGCCGCCCAAGGCAAAAACAATTCCAGGATAGTCCGGCGAAGCAAATTCGCCCGTCAACAGATCAATTGCCGTTTCAATTAGCGACCTGCACCGCGCCTTGGCGATCTCCAGGTCAAACTTGTTGACGCCATGAATTTCATCGGGATTGACAACCTCGCCCCAGTGCCAATCAGACGCAAAAAGTGTTGGCACACCCAGACCGGCGCGCTTGCTTGGCTTAACTATCCATTTTGGCGGCGCTGTGTCTTTTTCCGACACAAGACCGACCCATGATCGGACATTTGCGCGGGTGATCTCTTCGCTTTTGATCTGCGTAAGAAGAAGCCGCGCATCGCGCAATTCCTGCTTTACAACGTCTAGTTCATCAGGCTCGACAGGGATTGACTCCGCAGACGGCACAAAGCCAGCGTCACGCGCAGATTTTAGGCGATGAGAAAAACCTGCCCGTTTGCACGGCCATTTTGAGTGGCGCGCCGCTTCAGCAACATTAGAATGACGCGCCAATAAATCTACGGCCTCTTGTAGTTGTTCCTCTGTCAGTGATGTTGTCATCGAAATGAATTACCGAAGTGGGGCATTTTAATTTGCTTTGTGGTGGACGCTATTGGCGTGGTGAGCAATGGCCGTGTTCCAAGGATTGCCATTCGCCAGCAAATACCCAAGGACACTCACTAGCAGCAGGATTAGGCCACCCGCCACCGACCACATGACAGAACGCTGCTTCTTCACCTCTGCAAGAACAGGTGACACCGCAGTTTCAACCTGGGATTGGATGCATCCGCCAATATTGTCTGTTAGCGCCTCGACCTTGCCGGCCAGTTCTGTGTGCTGCTTGCTGCTTTCGTCGGCATACCGCTCCATACGATCTTCCAACCGCGCAAAACGGGTTGCCTGGTCGATAACGTGCTGTTCAAATCGCTTGTGCATGGCTTCCATGCTCTTGGCGTTATTCTCCGCCCGTACTGCCGCCTCTACTACCTGCTGGACAATCTCAATATCAATCTCTGATTGCGGCATGGGTTACCTTACCTTGTACGCTACTCAGATAGGCTGTAGCGGCTGGCTGCACCAGACGTTGCCCCGCTTAAGCGGCCAAAATTCTGCTGGGTCTGTTGATTTGCAAATTTCCGGTAAGCTAGGTCATCCAGCATACGGATCTGCTCAGGGGTTAGCTCAACCATGCCCATCTCCAAAAGCTGAGATGCTGTTTGGTCGCTACCGCGCCTGAGACGCTCTAGCGCCTTCGCGCCTAAGCGGCCCCCTGCCCTGGCCGCGGCAATGGGCTCTCCGGTTGCTGTCGCCAAGAAGTCAACCGTGTCGATCACGGGAGATCCGCTTATGGCCTCCATCTGGGCTTGCATCGGCGCAGTTCTGGATCCGCTCATAACGGCATTCTCCGTTCGAGCCATATTTACCTCGACCTTGGCGCGCTTCATCCATTCCTCGAATGCATCGTCCGACGTAAACAAGAGGCGCATCTTCCGACGCATATCTGGACTGCTGGCAAGCATGCCCGCAGCGTCCGCCGTGTCTGGCTTTTTGCTCATCTTGTCCAGCAGGTCAGACAGTGCCGCCTGCTTGTACGTCACCCGCTCACTCGGGGTCATCTTGCCGAAAGCGTTTTCGACTTCCGCAGCTGATGCGCTGTTGAAACGCTTGCCCTTCTTAATTGCCTCTTCAACCTCGAACTTGCCGCGCCAGACTTGGCGTGCAGCTCGGTATTCCGGGGCAATATCGTCGAGACGCTCGACCAGGATTTCCCGAATTTGCTTTAGCCCCTCTGCCTTGCCGCCTTGTCCCGCACGATAGGCAACAGAGATGCGGTCGTCCAGGGCCCGCTTCATGTAGTCCATGACCTGCAGGTCAGGTCGTACGCCGCTGAGAACCTTCTCACCCGTCTTGGGGTCCACATCGTAGATTGCACGCAGGCCCGGCATGTTGCTGCCATAGCCACCGCCCAGAGCACTCGCTGCGTCTTTCACGCCCTTCTCGATATTGTACAGATTGACGGCGTCTTCATGGACAGCCTTCATTGCGGGCTGGTCAATAAGACTGTCGATGACGGGGTCATCAAGATATCGATGCGCCTCATACGCCTGATCATAGAATGACTGAGCACTCTTGCGGGCGCGGTCGTTGACTTCATCAGCAACGTCAAAAAGATTGGCGCGATTGATACCGGTTGCGCTCGTCAGGTCATCCGTAATGCGCCCTGCCTGATCAAGCCGTCGAGCTTTAAGGTTATCGATGACCTGCCCTGCTCGATTACCGGGCATATTTGCTGCTGCCGCCATTCTTGCACGAGTCTGCTCGCCAGCAACATCGGCCAGCGTCACAGGCTTCCCATACCCGGCCTCTGGCACGCGCCGCCAGGGTGCGCTTGTTTTCGGCACACCCTTGCCAAACTCATAGCCATCAGAGGCGAGGTCTCGCATAAGCATGCGTTGGGCCTTGTTCATTGTGTTGCCGGTGAGAATGTTTTTGGCACCCGTGTAAGTGCGGGATAGAGCGGGGACAGCTAGAGCGCCACCTGCACCCCACATGGCACCCGTTCTGGCGCTGTCGAGGCGGTTCATTAGCCCGCCCTCACCCTCAGAGAAACCATAAACACCGCCCTCTGCGGCACCTAATGCCGCCGCTTTAGGGAGGGGGTTAGCAGCAGAGAATAGGCCGACGTTTTTGGCCAAACCAAGCCCACCAGTAACGCCCCCTGCTATCTTCAATCCTAACCCTGCTGCGGGGTTGCGAGCGTCGTAGTCGTCTTCAAGGGCGCGAGCCGCCGCCAGCCCGTCATAATACTCCGATGCGCGAGGATCTTGCCTACCGTTCCACGCAGCCCAGAATGTAGCGCCAGGGTCAGCCATAGCCACAGATGTCTCTTTTAAAAAGGGGACCATGCCCATGCCGAAGTGGTTTATAGCACCATAAGTTGGCTCAACTTCGTCATAGATTTCTTGCCCCCTGGGGGTAAGCGCAGAGCGGGCGGTACCGTCTCCAGCCCCTTCACCGGCAAGGACCATTTCAATATAATCCTGGGCCTCTTCCTGTGTGAGAGGCGTGCTGGGATCTGCCAGTTCAACGCCAATACGCCGACCGTCGTCTAGCTCAAGCCATTGCGTAGCCATGACCTAATCTCCCTCAATCCATGATCGTTTCACTTTCGGGTTTTGTTTACGCCGTCGGTTTTCCCTGCGCGACCTTGCTACAGAACTGGGAAGCTCCAAACCTTCAGGAAGATCTGGATACACCGTTTTCAAATATCGATCCATGAGGTTGTCAATCACCTCGCTCAGAGCTTCCTCACTCAGCATTGTGTCGAGCTTACCGGCCTGGGCCTCTAAGTAACCGCTCTCTTTCTCGTTCATCGCACCGAACCCAGTTGACCCCGTAGGCGACAACGCCTTCATTGCCTTCATATTGTCCAGAACGATATTTGATTTGAGGCTGTCTAGAATGCCTTCGAAAGTCCTTGCGTCAGAAGAGCCCATCGCTGAACGGATCCAGCCTGGAATACCCGTAACCCAACTATCCCCTGCGAGTAATGCTTGCGCCGCGATAAGGTCGTTGTAAATGGCGTCAGCCTTCAAGGTATCTTGTGCAACCTGGATATTATTGGTCCGCTCAAGCTCTGTCTTTTCTTTGAAAGCATCCGTCCCTGGGATCGCCATAGAAACCAGTCTGCCGTCTTCGTCTACGCCCCACTGAAAGTCTTCCGCAGGTTTATTGAGAACCTGATACACGTCAGGCTTTTCCAGAAGATCTGCCTCGGAAACAAATCCAATTGTTTGATTTATTCTATCGTAGACGTAAACAGGCTTGTTACTGGCTATTGCTCTCTGTGCAGCATTGGCATCCTGCCTCGATCTTTCGGCCATGATCTCGTCGAAGTTATCAAGCTCACGTGCAGTGCCATCATCACCTAGCATTACTCCTTCGGGGAGTTTCGCTTGATTGGAATTATAAATATCGAACAGGTCACTTACATTGCCGAATGCCGATGCCATGGTAATAGCCTCTCGTGACATGGGCCGAACTACCGGCACACCCTCCGTGCCTGCACTCTCGCTCATCTGGGGTGGGAGGGAGTATCCCAATTGAGCGGCTGCCCTAATTCCAGCTTCGGATATGGGTGTGCCGGTAGCAGCCCAAAGTTTAGTTTTCTGCTCGACAAGATCTTGAAGGACTTGATTCTCCGCCGCTTTCCGCGTGGCACCTGCAGCAGATTGGCGGTTTATATAATCAAGGGTTGCCATCTGGTTCTGGTAGCTCTGGCTCCTGCCGCCCCACTTAGCTCCTCGCCGGTCAGCGTCCTTTGCCAGCTGCAGCAACTGCAGTTGCTGTTCGTTGAATCTTTCCTCGTCATAAATCTGGGTTGCACCCGGCCCCCCAGTGATGAACCGTTTTAACAGCCCCATCTCTAGCTCCTCTTCAGATTGCCCAGCCCAGTCATCCCATTGCTTTCTTCAGATTGGCCAGCCCAGTCATAAAGTTGCCAGCAGTATTAAACAGCCCATCGGATGAGGCGTTCCTCTGCCCACCAATTGAGCTAATGCCGCTCGTAAGCAGACCCATGCGTTTGTAGGGGTTGTCAACCTCACGAATAAACTCGCCGTACTCGAAGGACGGCAACAGCTGGTCGTATTCTTGCTGTGCAGCGCCAGCAGCCAATGCAATCTGGTCGGCGTTAGATTTGGCCGTTGCCATGGAGCTTCCAAGCGCACCTAAGGCTTTGATGTTGTTGATGCCCTGAGAATTTGCCTCAAGCTCGGCCATCGTATTCAGCTTGGAAATGTCGCCATACAGCATGGCGTCGTCAGAGGCCCGTGCAGCGTCTAATTCAGCCTGTGTGATATTGGCAGTCATTGCGGCATCTTGATTGCGCGTAGCGGCATCCTGGAGCCACGCAGCGTTCTGTGTGGCCGTATCAAGGTTGTACTTGTCAGCAACCATTGATCTATCAGCATTAGACACCGCCGCATTGTAGCCACGGTCCAAGTCCTGAGTGGCTAGGGCCGTGGCACGATCATAGCCGCCGGAGTAAAGATCCGCCAGGGCGCGGAATGTATTCCGGTCGTAGGCGTCGGTCGTTTCGGCATTGTAGACCTGCATGCGAGGGTCATTGGTGAAAGCGCCAGCGCCGGCCCCCATCGCCCGATCTGCCACACGCTGCCGCGCCCGATCCCTGTTTAGATCGGTCATCGTTGCGTCAATCACCGTTCTTAGGTACGGGTTCATGTATGCATCGATGTCCGTCTGCAGGATCGTCCCGGCGTTCACATCTCGTGCGGTAATTGGGTCTGATTGAACAGCCGCAGCTGTCATCGTGGGTGCAGCCGCCACTGTTGTTGGGCGGCTGTTATACTGCTCAACCGGCGTCGGCATGAATTGACCGGTACTCAGACCCTGAGCCAGGGCCGCATCAAAAGCATCTTGCCCAGCCATTGGCTGGCCAGCCCGGTTGATGGCCGTAGACAGGACATTGTTCATCGCGGCAATAGGAGGCTCATCATCATACGGTCGGAAGCCCGCCTTGTCGTATTCGCTAAAGGCAGTATCCATGATCCGCTTACCTGCTTTTTTCAGGTATTTAGGGGTTCCGCCGCCGCCGCCGAAGAGTTTATTAAAGACCATAGCTAGCTCCAAAAATCAGGGCCATTGCGCCCTTTAGTACCAATGCCAGTGCTTTGGTAGTGTATATCAACTTCGTGAAGGAACGGAGCTTGATCCAAGGTATCCGCTGTCCTTGTCGCATCACGCCAGGTTCGCACCATTATGAGGCCATCAACCTCTAACAGATCAGTATCAAGGACACGATACCTGAAAGCGTCCTGTGCGCTAACCGTTGTAGAAGCGTTGTCTGCCAGAGTAACAGAAGTGGTGCTACTATATCCAGAAATTGTTGTTTCCAGATCAGCCCCTCCAGAACCAGCGCCTGCAATCGTCACCGTGCGCCCAATATCTGCAGCTGTGAATAGCGCAGAAGCCGCCGTCAAGGCTGCTGTGCCGCTGGTGATTGAAACATTGACCGTAGCCGGTGAAATCAACCCACCAGACGCAGAACATTCAACCTCTGCAATCTGGTGCTTGAAAGCAGTTGGTGACGACTGCGTAACAGAAACCGTGACAGGAGAACCGCTGCCGACTGTTCCCTCAAAAACAGCCTGATCGTAGCCCTTGGCATAAGCCAGATCGAACAGCCAATTCACATCGCCTGTGCTGGCTGCATCAACAGACCAGTGAGTATGCACATATAGGTCAGTACCAACAGCATAATCGTGCGGCATGTGGTATTCGTTGAATACTTCCTGCTCTTGGCTGGCGCTGTCAAAATTCCACTGATAGATGTCACCGATATACTGACTGAACGTAGGAACAGTTTTGCCGCCCGTTCTGGACAGAATATGACCGCGCAGATCCTTCCACGGATAGGTCGGTTCTATAGGGTCAACCTGGACGCCCCAGCCCTCAACGCTGGGAAGGATCAGCCGCTCTGTCCTAGTGCCGTCGCTGCCGCCAACAATGACATCCTCACCGACCTTACGGGATTGTCTGGTTAGGCGCTCAATCTCGGCATTGATGATGATCTGGTATTCGGTGTCCCAGTTTAATGGTGCTGGGGGTAACATTATCGCTGCCCCGCTGGCTGCGCCTCAATGCGAGGCGTCCCCCACCGCCATCCGGCCTCTCGGACTGCCTCCACCTTTAGCGAAACCTGGCGAGCAGAGAAGCGCATGTTGGTGAAACCGCCTGGCGTAAAGGGACCGTAGGTCGTCTCGCTCCCCGTCGGCTCCGATTTAGTGACAAACGAGACCTGCATGTCGCCCAGAGTGTTCTCATCCGGGATTAGGTCAGTAACCCACATCCAGTGTCGGCCAACATTCAATTCAACGGGGCCAGACTGTGCATAGACATCCGCGCCCTCATAACTGTAGCCGGTCTCGTGCTGATACCAGTAGCCGTCGGTTGATACCCAAGCTGGGGTGTCATACACGCCAGCATCTACGCCGCCGCACCGATCCAGCTCCCCGATAGTCCAGTGCCGGTCTCTGAAATTATAGGCAATGTATTTATCAACATCAGTGCCTCCGGAAGATTGGAAACCGAACCACACCTCGCTGTAGAGGGTATTTGTCCAGGCAGTAATCTTCGCCTTCTGATCCCAGTTAACCCCGGCTTTTAGATAGTCCACAAGGTCGCATGGAACCTCACGAACCGCAGCGCCGTCATACATGTAGAATTGCCCTTGGTAGGACATCCACATGGCATTGCCATCAGGCAGGGCCACAACAGCATTGGGGGCCACTAGGCCGCAATTGCTGCCCACCTTGGTAAACTGGTAGATAAAGGGCGGTCCGATATAGGTGGCTGCGTGGGCGTCAACATCAGACAAAACCAAGGTTTGTCCGCGAACCCGCACACCCGCCATTAGTGAGCCATTCGTTGCCAGCTCTTTAGATCCAGCCTGGTTCGTCGATGACGCTGCCCAGGTCGTGTTGTTTTCTTGGTCGCACCAGGCAACCTTGCGATTGTTGTTGTCAGCGCCCAGGGCAAAGAGGAACCTCTCTTCCGTGGCCACCAGACCACTGCAGTTTGTAGGAGCATTGGTAATGGCTGCAGCCGTCCCCGACAGTGTCCATTGGTACAGCTTGCCGTCAGAGGTCAAGCATCCGACTAGGTATTCGCCCCAGGTATCCAGGCTCCAAGTGTCAGCAGAGACCAGGCTGGTCGCATCGTCTCTCGGGGTGCCGTACTCATAAGCATCATAGAGACCGCCGCCATACCCCTCTCGGGCTGTGCTGCTCTCATTGCCCGTTGTAAGGCCCGCGGGGGTAATGTCGGTGACTGTCATGGCCTCGTTGACGGCGTACAACTTGGAGGCCGACCCGCTGGCCAATAGCCGGTCGCCCGTGTTATCAATCCACCCTAGAACGCCCCTGGGGACGCCTGTCATTTGAGTGCTCGTCATAGGCAACCAGCCGCCCACAGGCTGCATAATGCCATCCTGCCAGCGCACCAGGTTGCAGTCGTACCAGCGCCCCATGCTTTGATAGTTCGTTCCGTTCCGGTAGACCCCCGGTGGCACTTCTAGTTTTTGTAGTTCAGGCATGGCTACATCCAAATAACGAAAGGAGTGAAATCAGGCACATCTTCTGTTGTGATTTCCAACTTAGGGTCTTTCGAGGTGCCGGGTTCGTCGCTCGTATGATAAACGGACCAATCAATAGACGCAGGGGCAATGCCATCAATCGTGTCAGTACCAATAATAAAATAGGTGTAACCCGTTTTATTAACAGCGTCAGCCATCCCCGCTTCCGACGTAAAAGCATAATATGTGTCAGCGGTCCAACCGCCAGAAACATCATATTCTGCTAAAAGTGAGTTATCGGACCAAGGATATTGCCAATCGGCTGTTGCCAGGGTTGGCCCCCATGAATAGTTCCGCGCCTGCATTTTATAGGACCGGCTTGCTGTTTCACCAGCGTTCAACGACAAAACAGAAGTCAAAACCTCTGACGCATCGGGGATAACAGAAGTGTCGAACCCAAGAAACCCCTGATAGACAAGATAAACTGACCCGACCTTGCCTTTCCCCGCCGCCGTCGCTGCATATTCCCCTGTCGTTACGTCACGCACCTGCACCGTGCCGCTGCCGTTTTTTGCGTCAAGCCAAACAGTGTCAGAGCAAAAAAGATCGCCGCCTGTGTCCATATAGATTGTGTAGCTACCCATCAAAGAACCCCGAACTCTGCATGATAAACACAAGGACATCGCTAGGATCAGTAGACCCTTCTCCATCCACAAGAGGTGGGTTTACGATAGTCCACGGATTGCTGAATGGCAGAGATTGACCATTGGCAGAAAGCTGAACCTGAACACACAGGTGCTTTTCCCCAAACGTCACATCAGACAAGCGAACGTCTAGGCCGTTATTCAGGGAAAAGGCGCGATAGTCACCGATATGATCTGCAAGGGCCTGAACATCCATCAATACGTCGCTCTTAACTGTAGAAGAACCTGCAAGCCGCGTGGTGCAGATGTGGAAACGGCGTCAACGTCAATTTCCAGATAATCACCATCAGCGAATGTCTGCGCACCATCCAGCGTACCGCCCGTAGAAGCGGTGCCGCCGCTGGCGATAGACAGGTTAGAACTAAAGATTGTGGTGCCGTTTTTATGAACATCAATAGTGGTCGCGCCGGTTGTCCCCGCCGTATCCACATATGCCTTGGCGGCAACAACTGACCAGCTAGAGCCTGGCGGCGCATAAATGCGGCCCATAATGTTCGTATCAACAGAAAGAAGCGTTGATTGCTCAACAGCCCGCGCCATCATGTGCTGGTCAACCGTGGCCGGCATATCAACGGCAAGAACCTTTTTATGCTCGGTCGCGTCAGCGTCATAGACCATCACATAGTCAGCATCTTTATCGACAGATGACAGGGCCGTAAGACCACCAATATCAACATTCAATGTGCGGGACGTGGTTATATCACCACCACCAGACAAGCCCTCACCGCCGCTGATAGAAATAGACGTATGCGCCACATGCTCGGTTTCGACAAAACCGTACAAAGCATCGTGAGCAATATTTTCAATCAGAATGCGCTTATGCTCAGATGCCGAAGTGTCATAAGCCAGAAGATAATCAGCCGCTTCATCTGGAAACTCGTCTTCTGTCAGCGCATTCACATCAAGCGTAATGGACCTGTTGGTGGTAATGTCACCGCCACCAGTCAAAGCGCCACCCGCCGAAATCGACACAGAAGAATGGTCAATATGTTCATTGGCGACAAAATTAGTCAGCGCATCATGGTCAATATTGGCCGTGCCTGTAACCGTGATGGTCCCGGCAACAGTCAGCGTCTTGCCAGAGCCCACATTGATGCCGACCGAGGTGCCAGTCCCCGCTGCCGCAAAAAGATCATCGATAGCGTCGATCAGGGTGTTCAGTTCGTCGCCCCAAGTGTCGGAAGATCCACCAACCGTGGGCTTGGTTAGGGTCAGGTTTGTTGTTGGGTTAGCCATCGGTCATCCTCTAACTAAAAGCCTGCTTGGGGTAGGCATTAAGAGAGCCGGAAGGATAGCGAGACTGGCTATCTTCAATTATCAGGCTCTCCAATAGATCCGAATACTGCCCTCCCCAGAAAGTTGCTCTGGCATCACCGATATATTCAGCCACCTTGGCCGCGGTGCCGGTGAAGTAAATGTGCGGGTAGTACGTCACCAGCCAATTCGTGGCACCATCAGCGTCTAAGGCGTCCAACCGCTTGTAGTAGGTCAACTCAGCCTGATAGGTATCGTCGGGGGCCGGGAGCAACTCAATCTCATCAGCAATGATAGAGAAGAACTGCGGCACCCCAACCGAGGAGTACTCACTTCGTTTTACATCCATCATATCAGGCTTGAGAAATTCGAGTTTCCGCACTGGGTTGGTGTTCAGCTGGATGCCAACCATCCCCAGACAGTCACTGGGCCATGCAGTGAACTGATCAGACAGATCAGCCCGAGACCGGCCCATCTGATGACGGACCCTGACACGGGTGTTGATATCAGCCTCAACCAGGGCAATAGCCGTCAGCGTGTACTCAACACCAGTGGTGGACGTAAATTGAGATTGTACTGCCTGCTCCAGCGTCAACCGATCAACGATTGTGGGAATGGCCATTGGTCATTCTCCTACGCTCGCGGACCTGCGCTCTCAAGGGTGCGCCCGCCGGGGGCCATAGGGGCATCAGCTGGGCGATTTGCGCGATCTGCACGGCGCTCACCGGTCAGTTCGTCAATGGCAGTGGTCAGCATCTCGCTGTACATCTGGATGCGCTCCATATCACGCAGATAGATAGCCGCCTCCAGGCAGGATCCATACAGGTACACATCCGGCGCATCTGTGACCAACCAGTTCGTCGTGTTGAGCGATGTCAGGGCCGGGACGCGCTGGTAATAATACAGGGTGGCAGAAACATTGGCCGCAGGGCGAACAATAATTGTCGTGCCACTAATCCCCACATACTGCGGATTAGCATTTGGCCGATGCCGGAATAGGAATTCGTCGCTGTCCATGTCCACCAGCTCAGGCCAGCTGACCGGCGTTGTGGCGCATGAGATAGATTTCATTTCCAGGAAGTCAGAAGGCAACGTCGCCTCACCATCTGCATTCAGCGACAGCGCGTAGGTCGCCTCCATATCACGGCCACGAATGGTCCGACTGAAACGGGCCTCGGCCTGGGAGATAAAACCCTCAAGCTGCGATGTCAGGTCGCTTCGCCCCAGGGTGTCTTCGATTGACGTTTTCAGGGTCGAGAAATTAGTGATTGCCGTCATTAGCCTACTCCGCTGCTAGGGCGTTTGTTCCAAGGGCCTCCCGAACCGCTTGACCATGCGCATTAGTGTACTCGATACCGCCTATATGAGCAACGGCCTGAGACAGGCCGTGATCAACATAGATGCCGAAGCCTGCCATCTGCGCCTTGCGGCAGAAGAATGTCTCGGCATCTTGGAATGTTTTGCTGTTGGGAGAATAGCCCACGATGAAGAGGGGGTCGTCGAGTGCCTTGATGACTCCCCCCTTAACGAGCATTACACCCATACCAACACCAGCCGCCTGTTCCAAGCCCTCTGCATCCGCATCGGTGTACAAAGGGGCCAGCGTCTCCACCTGCGTGGCCACCGGCATTATAGGTACGGTGTTCGTGACATAATTAGCCGCGACAATATCTTTGTCGTGCTCAAGAAGCCTCTTCAACGTGTCGTGGGGGAAGCGCATGTCAGGATTGAGGAAAAGGATAAAATCAGGATCCTCACCCATTGCCGCCAAAGTGATGTCCTGGCGCAACTCAGCAATGCTTGCCCCGTAATTGAAGAACATGGACACATCGTCGTCAGTGTTCCTCATGTGCCAGCCAATCATGGCCACCAGATCATTAACAAACATCGTTCCGATATTCTCTTGCGAAGGAACGCAAACCGCCACACTCACCATTAGACAACCCCCGGCCTAGTTCTGAAAAAACGATTGTCGGGATCATTCAGCCAAGCCTTGAAAGCCTTCTCATCCTTGGTGATCCCCTTTTGCTCCAGATCATGGAACAACGAAATTGGAATGGAGGCCACGCGAGCCATATCACCCCACCGCGTGCCTGCATCATTAAAGGCAGATTTATTTACATCCAACAGATCATCGACCCGCTGCTCTTTCTGCAGCGTGAATGTGTCGTTATCACTGTTGTAGATATAAAACGTATCGATCCCGGTATGGAAATCTCTATTAAATAGGCGCTTGCTGTCGGCGCTCATGCCATACTCCTGCTGTTAACTGGGGGGCCGAAGCCCCCCAGAAAAACAATCCTGACTATTGATCAGGAAACATTCAGATCGGCAATGATGCCGTGAGCGCCTTCATTCCGCATACGCAGGGCGTATTCGCAGATGATCATGCGCTTCTCGGCGTCACCGGTCTTGGCCAGCTCTTCCGTCTTCATTGGGCGAAGATCGGAAACGGAGACGTAATCAAAATCGATCAGCAGAGCATCGCGGCCCCGGCTGAAACGGTTAGGGACGACAGCCAGGTTGCCAAAGTCCGAAACATACACATCAGCAGCGCCGATGATCGTTGTCGCCTTGGCAGAGTTGACCGGAACGCGGGCTTGGGCAATGCCGGTGAAAGCGGAAACGTCCTGCTTCACATGCGAGCCAACCATCAACGTGGTCGGGTTGCCGCCTGCTTCCCAGCAGGATGCCATCACGGTCTTCAGCATATCCTCGGTGATGTCACGCTGCGTACCGTCGGTACGAGCGGTGCCAACGACGCCACCAGACAGCGAGCCGTCGGCAGCACCAACGCCGCCATCGGTGTTGGTGGTGAGCCATGCCGGGAAACCAGCCGTTGTACGGGCCGTCGTGGTGCTACCAGCAGCAGCGGCCTGGTTGTTCAGCAGGATCGCTTCCATGTCGCGCTTTAGCTCAGAACCGCGCTTGGCGATCTGATACGAAAGCTCAGACTTACGACCGGCCTTGTCAACGACTTCATCCGTGTCCGAGATAACGACCTCTTTGCGGCTGATCTGCGTCCGATTACCAACACGGGTCGGGGGCGTCACAGCAGCAAAGGCGACATCGTCACCTTCGATCTGGGCGTTGCTTGTATCTGCAGCCGCGAGGGAGTCAATCTGCCAGTCGAACAAAGTCGCTGAACAGGTGTCACGCGAGGCATTAGAAATAAAGGGGGTTTCTTCCGGGCTGATGTTATAGATCACATCAGCCAGGTCTTCACGAATACCAACCGCGTCATAGGTGGTATGTGTATTTGCTACAATAGCCATTGGCCATTTCTCCTACAAAAGGTGTTCAATCGCAGCAGCCCCATCACGGAGGCTACCAGTTTCCGACAATTTCTGTCTGGAACGCTTTGCTGCGCTGGCCTTTCTAGTAGGTGAAGAATTCGCGGCACCCGGCTTCATCGTTCTGGATTTCCCCTTGCGCTTTTTCTGCACACGGGCGGACCCTTGATCGTAAAGCCACGCTTTGCGTAGGATGCCGACTACATCGGCGTTGTCCACGCTGGCGACCATATCCTCAGACAACCCTTGATCGATTGCCCATTGGCGAATGGCGGCGTTTTCCTGATTGGCGCGCTTGGCGTCTGCCCATTCAGGTATAACATCGGAAAGTCGCGCCTGCTCTGCAGCAAGGTGGCGCTGGAAGGCGTCCTGCTGCTCTGCCAGCGCCTCGCTATTCAGTCGCTGCTGCTCTGCCAGGATGGCATCACGGCGGGCTTCAAGCTCGGCTCTTCCGGCTTCCCAATCCTTCTTCAACTGAGCGGTGCTCTGGGGGTTCTGCTGATACAGAGTGTCCCAATCAGGCTCCTGCTCTAGACCAGCCTGGATCTGAGCATTCAGGACCGGGAGCATCTGCGCGTACTGTGCGCGCTCCTGGTGTACCTGCTGTGTTGCTTCTTCCAGGCTCTTGCGTTCTTCAGACAACTGCATTGTCTTTCGGGTGTAGTCCTCGTTGCGGCTGTACCCTTTCATAAGCTCTGTGAGCGTGACCTCAACATCCTCGCCACCAACCTTTACCAGGTAGGTATCTTCGTCGGGTTGCTCTTCGTCTTCGTCAGGGTCTTGGCCATCATCCAAGTCCTCTTCGGCGTCTTCCTCTGCAGAGAGATCGACCTCTTCGTCGATTGCCTCATCCTCCAGATTATCCGCCACTGGTGCCGCGTCCTCTGCGGCTGCTGTCGCGTCCTCTTCAGGTGCGACCGGTTGATCATTATCAGGCACGGTGCCGTCTGCGCGGTCGAGCACTGACATGATCTGGGCTTGTGCCTCGTGTAATCCGATCCCTTGCGGGTTGTCGGCATCAGGCATATTCTATCTCCCTTGTTTCTCGCGACGATCCTGGATGTCTTTTGAGACAAGGCCGTTTTCCATAACGGCGCGGATCTTCACTTCAACCAAATCTATCGCCCTTCTTTGGCGATACAGGAATTCTCTCTTTCCTATTTCCCACCACTTAGTATTCTTCCAGACATCATACAGATCTGACTGGACCTGATCAACGGCACCGCGATAGACCTCGTCTTTGAGGATCTGCTCGGCGCGAATTCCGTTCTTAATATTCTCTGTATGGTCTACTATAAGCCCCTCCCGGCCAGAGAACCAATGATCTGCGCGTCTGCACTATCCTGCGACCGCTGACGTTCAATATCTGCTTTTATTTGTGCTACGTCAACCTCGCCCTGATGCTTGGCCCTGATCTCAGCCGCCTTGAGCGCAATCTCAGCATCCAGCTTATCACGCTCAAGATCATCCTTTCTGAGCATTTCCTCACGGTCCAGGGCCAACCTGGCGGCGTCATTCTGGATCTCAGCTTGGGCCTTCATCGCCTCAGCCTCGGCAATGATAAGGTTGGGATCCGGTGCAGGCGGCTGCTGTTGTGGCGGTTGCCAGTTGGCCGGGTCGGTGAAGAACTTGCCGGGGTTACGGAACCCCATCATCTCCGCCATAGACGCGAGCGTGTTGCGGTACTGCGCCAATCCGGATACAGGGTTATCCGGCCCCATAGACCCAATAATGCTCTCCTGCTTCTGAGCAATCATACTAAGGAACTGCATTTTAGTATCCAAATCACCCGTCCCCAGGCCCACATTAACTGTAACGTCCATGGTGGCATCCCAGGCGCGAGGATCCACATCCTGCCACTCGTTACGCAGGCGCACTGTCCTGGGGGCGTCCTGGTGCATAATGACCAGTTTCAAAATGCCTGTGAAAAGAGGGCCAATGCCACACTCAGCGAAAATGCGCGCAATCAACTCTACACGCTCGTGGGCCGCTGTAATTGTTGCGGCAACGCCGGCCTTGGTGGTTGACTGCAGGGCATCTGGATCAAGCCCCACAGCAGCCTTGGTTATGCCAGTTCGGTTCTCCCGCAGGTCATCCATGTACTGCAGCGCAGTGAATGCATGCTGGCCAACAAATGGTGTCTCAAGCGCCTGAACCGCGCCAGGGTTACGCTGACGGATAATAGCACCGATTTCCGTGTTTAACACATCGTCCAGATTAACCTGCCCTTCGACCACGGTCATACGCGGCGTTGTGGACAGAGCTAAACTATCCAGCATGTTTCGCATGATCATTGACTTGATGCGCTGGATATCGTCCACGACATCAGCAACACCGTTACCCAGCCAGGTATGCGGTTCAGGATCCGGACATAAATCCACAAACGGATGGAAGGCGATTTCCTCATTGGCGACAATATCGCAGGCACTACCGATCATGCAGATCTTGCGCAACTCAGCAACGCCGTCGCCATTATAGTCAACGTACATATACGCCTCGACGTAGCTGACCAGTTTCATGGCGTCGTCTTTGGCGTCGTAGAACGGTTCTTGATTATCTAATCGGCGGGCCTCGCGCTCTTGTGAGGTTTCCAGCTTGTCAGATCCGGCATGCTCAAGAACCTCATCATAGTCATAGCCCATCTCAACAAGCTCGGAGACAGTCGCCTGCCGCCGATGCCCTACCATGGGTGCTGTGCGTACATCCGTGGCACGAGGTGAGACGATAAACTCTTCTGGGGGGACCGAGGCCAATTTAACGCGACCGTTTGACCGTGTTCGGGTCACAGTCAGGGCGTAGACATTCTGCCCGAATTCATCGACGGACTGACTGTCTATGGAGAACTCGACCTCTGGATCCGCCGACAGAACCGCCAGATCATCGTCCCCCAAGCCGGTCAGATCCCAGGTGCTGACATCGAGGTCGTCTTCCCACCAGTATTTGATAATGCCCGTCTTTAGAAGCAGTGCGTCCTTGAATGCTTCATAGGCCAACTTGAAGCCATTGTTGTCATTCTGGAAGATGTAGTTGATGTACTCTGTCGCCTGCTTGGCGTGGGCCTCATCCTCTGGCCCGTTGGGTGTAAACTCTACAACGCTCTCGCCGCCAAAGAAGATCCGCATAAGCGGGGGCATGATGGCGTGGATGGTGTCGCGGATGTCGGTAGAAACAACTTGGCTTCGCCCCGCCTCCTCATTCCCGAAGGGACGCCCGTGATAATAATCGATCAGCGCAGCCCGCTCAGAAGACAGCCAGCCCTCTTGCCAAGTGATGGCATCGTCAACCTCTGATTTAACAATCCCTTTTAGATCATCTTCCGTCATTTTCTCTGGGACGGGGATGTCAGAAAGATCTTCCAGTTCTTGCTCGATATCATTCTTATACATAGGTCTTGCCTTCTTCCACAAAATGTGGCATTGCCACGGTCTGGGTATTTGAACTCTAGCTTGTGGCCCAGATTACACTAAAACACTAAAGAGGAGAAATAAGATGATTATCAACTCTATCGGACTAATCCCCCGAACCGCAGAGGCGTCCAGAGCCCGCGCTAAACGCGAGAAGACCAAGCGCCCACCGCTTCCCCCTCCCAAACTACCAAAAGCAGCGAAGGTGGTTGACTGGATCACCTTGGAAGAGAACACCTTGGTTGGTGTCCGCTGGAGAGATGATGACGGAACCGTCAACGTAGCTTACTTTCGCTTCTCCAGCTGGACACAGAACGGGCTATCTCCCTGGGTTAATCCCGAAGAGATAGAACGTCTTAATAACGAAGAAGAAGCCCGCCGCCAGAAGCGAGAGGCTCTTCTGGGGAAGTAGCCTCTTCCTCATCCATTAGTCCCATCAGCCCTACTCCGCCAATGGCGGGTAGGGCAACGCCCTCTGCCCTAAGCTGACGCAACCGATCCACACCGCCCTGCGCCATACCCTCCAGCATGTTCATATAGTCGCCGCGAGATGGGTTCATCTTCATGCGCGCATTCCGCCTATTTAAGACAGCCTGGGCAATCTCTCTAACGCCGGGGTCCATTCTCTTTTGAGCCGCCTTAGGCAGTATATCAAACGCGCTGATCACCTCATCGGCCACCGCGCCAGACCCATACCCTGCGCCCCACGGAAGCTCTATATACCCCCCCGAATTCAGATCTAATCTGTTGCCTTCCTGCGAAATTGCCTCTCTAGGGCCATATCGAAGAGTAGCATGAGCCCGTTTTGCAATGTCCTCGGCGGAATTTACCCCTGGGCTGATAATAACGGCATTTCCAACGTCAGTGGCGTAACCGTCTTCACCAAGCAGCCCGCCTATCTTCTTCATGCTCTCTGGGGTTGCAGCACTCCCAGTAACAAGGGAAAAGCTGTCGCCCTTTGGGACCCTTCTCGGGATGGCAATCGGCACACCATGCTGACCATGAATCGCCCCCAGAGCCGTCGCCCCGGCATTGGCCCTGTCCAGAAGATTCTTAGGGACAGACTTATCCACATTATAAGTGAAAGTCCCACCAATAGTGGCCAATGGGTTCTGCACATACTCTCCCGACGTAGGGTCAAGCCACGAACCGGTGCCATAGGTGGTACTGGCCGACCTCGGCCCCCAGATACCCTCGACAAGGGCATTTTGCCCCCGAATATCTTTTGACAAAGTGCCAGACCGCAGCGCAGCCTGCTGGCCCTTCTTCAACGGCACAATATCGGATGGATCTGCGTCGATATTAAACAGCCTAAACGTCTCCTCAAAATCCTCGCCGGTCTTACCAGACCCCACGCCGACCCCTGTACCCTCACCAGGCATCTGCTCGTAGGGGATCATCATAACCCCTTCACGATCATTAACCTTCACGGGAGAGCTAAAATATGTTTTGAAGGCACTGTCGTTTTTCCGTCTAGCCGACAAGTTGTCCAAGATACTCGTGCTGTCGCGCAAGGCTTCCCGTTCCGCAGGCGATAGGTCAATTGGATCAGCCCACTGGATGGGAGGCATATCATCTATCCTCACCCCAATATCTGCCAATTGCCGCGCCTCCGGCATTTCATTGAAGAGGGTCGAAAAATCAGCAACCCCGCGAACAGCATCATCAGTCAGACCACCGCTGGCAATAAAGGCAGCAGGTGACACCCCCGCAGTCTGCGCGCCCTCATACGTCGCTTTTGCGTAGGACCATATTGTCTCCTGTACCTCAGCAGGCAGCATCCCTATGCCATCACCTGCAGCACGAACCTTGGCTGCAACGCCACCATATATGGGGCCAAAACCGGGGGCGTCCTTGCCCTTTTTTGCAAAACCAGCTTGGTCGATGCCAAACGCATTCGCCATCCACGCATCATTAGTCACAGGATATGGGTTGCCGGTGGTATTTAACCAGAAACTGTGAACCTTACCCCCCGACAACGCCTTTAATGGATCCTTTGCAGAAAGGGCCAATACAGAGTTATTTTTCCAGGCACCAAGGACGCTCTCCTCACCCTTGTTACCTTGGACATTTTCTCCCATAATCCGCAAAATAGATTTTCGATCCGTAGGACGGCCAGCATCATTCCACCCGCGCCAGACCTTAGCAGCATTGACCATATTGCTCTCAACACTGGTCTGAGGAGATAGAGCTGCAAGGAGAGCCGTAAACCTGGGAGCATCGTCACCGAACCCAGCAGCGATGGACTTGGCCGAGTTCTCATACCACCCCTTTTTGACGTTGCCCATCTTGGCCATTGCCTGCAACGTAGCTCTGGAAGGTATGGCATTCCAAGCATCAACAACACGCTGCGCCCCCTGAGCACTCTTCACCGCAACCAGTTCTTCGGGAGTCATCCACTTCATGGCCTCACCAAAACCAGGAACCTCAGATGCGTAACCCGCCAATCTAGATGCGGTCTTTTCATCTAAGAAAGCTGACTGCATATCAGCCAGCGCATCGTCAACCCGGTCGAACATACCCCTCGGCATTTGCCCTTGAGGCTTCACGACATTCTTTGCTGACGGCCCAGGCGCTAGAATGCCTAAAGCGCCCAACCCCATTATGCCCGCACCCAAGCCCATGTCTTTTGCATCCGACCAAGAAAAATCCTGAGTGACTGACTGACCAGGTCGCGCCTGGCTAATCATATTCGCACCCATCTCAATAGCGTCTACATCACCCGCAGGCGTCCAGTCAGCTAGGCCCCCCACCCTTCTCCCTATCTGCTGAGATCTACGGGTATCCCCTCCCATAAGGCCAACAGCCCGACTTATGGTCTCAACAACCCCAGGATCATATTCTCTTAAAGTAGCCCTCGTGCGCTCTTCTGGCAGATAATCAGTAACACTCGGCAGGTCCAGCATATTGACCGGCGCAGAGCGATCTGCCTGGAATGGCTCCCAGATGTTATTATTGTTCTGTCTCTTCTTGCGGACTCTTCGCGCCATGGTGGCCTCTGCCGTTAAGTGTCTAAATATCCCTCAGCCGCTCTGATTATGCCATCAGTCGCGGGCATCATCAACACGGTCACACCACGCCCCTGACATCGCGTCTGAGAGGCTGGCCCCACCCCTTGGTATAGGATGTTCCATAGATGGCAGTGCTGGCCTCTGTACCAAACGTCAGCGCCATAGCGTCACCCCTGTCAGGCGACTTAAAACCTCGCCGCTTCATCTCGTCTTTGCTCTCAAGTTTCATTTTGCCATTTGAGGTAAAAACATATCTCGGCGTCACTAGGTCTGAGAACAAATCTTCGTCTTTAGGAAGAAGGCAATCCCTTTTCTCCAAGAAAGCCTTCATGCTTCCCCACAACTCAGCCCGCAGGTTCAAATAACCATTCTGCATGGACGGGCTTTCGGAGACGTTGATGTCGCGGGCAGGTAGCCCCAACTCTCGAAGGCGGTCACAAACACCGGCACCGATCCCAATGCTATCCACCAGGATCTCTACCGGTTTAACAGACGCCGCATCATATCGCTGCTTAATCTGCCCCACGACCTGCATAGTGTCCAGCCCGCGCCAAGCATCCATAGGGAAGATCACATTGGCCTGCCGCCGACATAATACAGTCGCATCAGATCCGAACCTGGCAACGTCTAGCCCCCAGACTTCAGAGGCAGCATCATTGCCGACCACATCACGATCCATGGCGCTCTGCACCAGATCGACGGGGATCATGGTGTCGTCATCGCGCAGCGGGAATTCGCCTAACACGCGCACCCGGTAGACATTGCTTTCTTCGCCGTATCGCTCCGCCTGCTCTTCTACATACTCATCCGACACACGCGGACTATCCACGCAGCTAACGCGACGGGTCCACCACCGGTCTGCCAGTTTTGTGTGGGTGTCATAGAACAGGCCAGAACCACGGGTCGGGTTGCCTAGAAGGATCGTGCTGGCCGTATGCCCCGACATGGAGCCCGACGCAGCTTCAAAGACGGCCTCAGGAATACCCGACGCCTCATCCCCGATCAGCAGCACATGCTCTGAATGAACCCCCTGCAGGGCTTCGGGCGTCTCCGCCCTGGAAGTCTTGGCCGCGATAAAGCTCTCGGCAGGCGCAGCCAACAGCTCAACGCGCTCTGACTTAACATCTAACAGCGCCTGGGCGGCTGGCTGCAGCTTGTTGATCCACCCCTTAATCTCAGCGAACAGGGCATCGAATAACTGGCTAGAGGTGGGGGCGGTAACGACTGTCTTCTGCGGGAAACGGAAAAGGATATGCCAAATACACAACCAGGAAGCCACGGCAGACTTGCCAACGCCATGACCAGACCGGACGGAGATCCTGCGCTCACCAGAAGCTACGGCCTCCATCAGATCGCGCTGCCAAGGGTCAGGCTCAATGCCGAACTCATTGACCACGAAAGAGATTGGATCATCCCGGTAAGCAGCGATCCACCGCTGCATAAGGCGCTCAGGAGCTTCAGCCATCGATAACCTTGCTGTCCTTTGCGGATCGTAAAGCGTTTAGGTGGATATTGTTGAGGTTGATCTGGACGTTATTCTTGTCCTTCTCGCCGTAGGCGTCAGGGTCCAGTTTTCCCGCCAACCAATGCCTGTGCTCAATGCGTAGCTTGGCGCGGTTCACAGACCCGCTATCGACGCGAATATTGCCCTCTTTATCGGTGTAGTTGCCAAGGGTGGGATCATCAACGATCTCGTCAATCTCAGCGATAATCAATTCAGCCCTGGCCCTATTAGCAGCCTCGTACTGCTCAACATTCTCTTCCCGCTGGACCCATCGATGTAGAGCGTGATGGTTTACACCAATGGCCCTGGCAATGTCGCGCAGATTGTCCCCTGTGGCCAGAGTATCACAAACATAATCAATGCCGCCCTTGGCAACAATTAGATCGGTATTTCTCTGCGCCACTTTTGTTCTAGCCATAGTCCCCCCTAGCTAACAACAGTCCATGTCACATCATCGCCATCTTCCACAGACCAAATACCATCCTCGCCATCCTGAGGCGTCCACGTTACCGTATCACCATCTTGGGGCGACCATAAAATAGCCGCCAACCCAAACAGGACAAACTCACCTGAAGGCCCGCCCAAACCAGATAAGACAAAAGCCCCACTCATGTCGTGCGCGTAACCGTTTGCGGGTTATCAGCGTCATCAACCGTAAAGGTCGCCGCCGCAGAACCGGAAATATCCGGCACCGTCAATGTCACACCCGACTTCGTAGGCTCCAGCACCCGCTGGTGCAGCATCATCATCGCTTGAGCCAGTGTCGGCACCACGCCATTCGCCGCGTAGCTCTCCGTAATCTGCGTCGTCAGGATGTCACCAACAGAAATATCGTTCAGCGCCGCAATCAGCCCCGGCACATCATCGGCCTGTAACTCGTTCGTGTCTGCCAGTATATCCACAATGGCCGCGCCAACGGTCCCCGGTGTTGTGTGACCTGCTGTTGCTTCGTCTAACACGGCATCTGCAATAGCTGCGGCAGTCGGGTCATTCAGTGCCGCAAGGCCAGCGTCCAATTCTGCCTTTGTCGGCGCATCGTAGTCAGCAAGTGCGGTGTCAACTTCTGCGTTGACTTCGGCTGCAGACAAATCATTCAGCGCAGCCAGCCCTGCATCAATTTCAGCCTTGGTTGGGCCATCATAGTCCGCAAGCGCCGTGTCCATTTCTGCGTTGACCTGGGCGGCTGATAAATCGTTCAACGCGGCAATCAATCCCGGAATAGTCGTAGCCGTGTCGACCAAGATTGCATCTACAATGCCGTCCACTGTCGCCAGGTTCGCGGCTGTAGCAAGCGCGGCATCAGCAATCGCCGTGTCAACCTCTGCGTTGACTTGGGCTGCCGATAAATCATTTAGCGCCGCGATAAGCGCCGGAATGGTCGTGCCGGTATCTTCCAGGACGGCTGTTGCGTCCGCCTCAATATCTGCAACCGCCTTACCAGCGGACCCTGCTGTGGCGTGACCGGAGAGAGCTTCATCCCACACAGCATCCGCGATAGATTCCG